CCAAGCCACTTTACCTATCACATCTCCCCCTCTGCGGCGGTTCTGTAATTACTTATAAAATCTTGTGTCTGCGCAAGGTCTTTTGTGTGCTTAATTGCCATCTCTTCAATCAACCCTAGCGCTTGGCTTTCCTGATCCTCGGTAAGCAATCCTAGCGGTTTAATTTCTAACCAGTAAAGTCTTAGTGACGTTTCAAAAAACCCATCTTTTAGCATACCTCTGACAGTGGATAGCATCTTGATCGCTGGAATAATATTGCTATCTGTTGTGCCTGGCAGACCGCCCTCAATATTTACAAGAGAGATAATGCGATTATAAGTAGCCGCCCCGTCGTAGCTTTTATCATCCGTTGATCTTACCTCTGCATTGTAAGAGTCAGGCTCATAGGATTCCATGTAGCTATCAAGCGCTTGTTTATCGACACCTGCAAGAGTCTGCGTAAAGTGTAAGCTTACATTGCTCTCATCTACGCTTTCACACTTAATAAAATAAGAGTTAAATGACTGCAATAAAACCCACCCTGCAATCTGTCCGCAGTTGTAGTTCTCAAGCTGATACGTTTCTACAATCATAACCTTTTACCTTTTTTACGCCGTTGTTTTGTTTAATTAGATTAAATAAACTTTCGTTCACGTCGTCTGACACTCTGCAAGCAGCAATGTGATTCTTAAAACCAACAAGCATTATTCCGCTTTTATCAGGTCTATACTCATCGGCCCAGTTATTAGTTAGCCACAAACATTCAAAATGCGAGCAAGCGTCGGGTCTGTCTTTGTATATGGTGCAACCATTACTAGATGCATGTTCGCACTTTGTGTTGGCTTTTTTAAGACCCTTAACTGACATAACAGTACAGCAGACTGTACAATCACCGCATTTGCTCACAATTCAGTTTCCTTTATAATTAGATTTCTTTGTATTCCTAATGCAACCGCTTGCGCACTGGCGGCTCCCCTAATCCAAAACCTTACATCAATAGTATGAGACGATGCTGATAACGATCCTGACCATTGAGTCACAATGCTGCCAATTTTGTCAGTTTCATTAGTTCCTTTTACGGTTTGACCTCTTGCAGTTTCATTTTGCAAAACGCCGTCAACATAAAAAGCAACAAAAACAGTTTCGTCTTTACCTGATCCGTTCTCGCCAAAAGTTCCGCTAAAAAATGCCTCTATTTTATTGCTGGCACTAGCCGGCGTGAACGTGTCAGTCATTTCTGAGATTGTTGTAGCTGAGCCAGAACCAGTTGCAGTGGTGCTGGGGTTGGAAGTTGTCCCTTCCTTGTACTCAAGTCTTTCGATAGTTGATCCGCCAAGGTTGTTAATCTGACCTTGTAGTTTGCCAATTGCTTCTTGTACGTCGTCAGCATTTGTTACAGGAGAATTGACGATACTAAGTCCAGAGAGCACAACATTTTTTACTGCTGTCGCAAAATTACTAATTGTACTCGCTAGCTGTGACCCGGTATGGTTCGCTCTATCTGTCGCGTCTACGTTTGGCACGTTTGCTAACCCTACGTCGGTCTTAGTGGTGCCGTGCGGGTTGGTTCCATCGTCTAAATTAAGGTCACTATGATCTTCTACACCAACTAGTGGGAACGAACTGCCTGTGCCTTTTTTGGCCCTCAGCTTGCCTGTTGTTGTGTCTGGAAAAATTGCTGTTTGATTAGAGGAGAGTCCCGTCGGCTCGCCTTGGTCTTCAAGTACAATGTCACTCATACTGTGACCCTCCCTGTGCCTTTTATATGTATCCTGCTAGTCCCTGCTAGGATTGGAGAATGTAGTTCCAGCACTTCGTTGCTTTCTACCTCTATAAGCTCATTGGTGAAAGTACGCTTAATTAAATGCAAAATTTCTTTTGTTTGCTCAAAAGTTTCTTTGCCGTTAATTAGTGCTAGAACTCTTCTTAACATAATTAATTAATCTTGATGCAATCAGCTAGTTCGACATTCATCTCAGTTGCGCTAGATGCCTTACCAAGATATTGGTGAATGTCGCCAGTAGTTGTTGTTGGTGTTTCTGTGATGCCGCCAGAGGTGTCAAGATATTGTCTTGCACCAATAGTCATGCCGGATAGCTGAGTGTTTGTGCCTTCAAAATAAACAGTCGCATCGTTGCCAGCTGTAACACCAGCTAGAACAAAGCCGTTTGCGTCTCTACCGTTTGACTTGTCTGCCTTTCTAACTTTACCAGTTCCAGTGTCATCAAAGATGTTTACAAAATCACCAGCTACTAATGTTTCACTTGCTTCAATTTCTAGCGTGTCGTCACCAACTCCGACAGGTAAAAGCGAGTTATCAATTCTACCAGTAGAGTCTGTCCTGATAATTTTACTAGCATCTGAAGCGCCTGTGCTTGCGTTGATTGCAGTATCAAGTGCTTCTTTTCCGTTTTCTAAATTTAAAAATGTTCCGTCGTTTGCCATAAGTTACCCCTATAAAATTATTGGTTCTTCTATTTGTATAAAAATGCCGTTTGAGGCTATAACTTTTCCTAATGCTACCCTATGATTGTGACCAAGGCTTAGGGGGTCTGTCTCTGTTATTCCACCATTTGTATCTAGGAAAACTAAATTGCCGACAGTGAAATTAAAGCTAGAATCATAGAACTCTCCAGAGGTTCTATATTTAACTGGTAAGCCTGTTGTGGCGCTAGTAATTGCAATGCCAACGATCTGAGCTTTTGCATAGGTGTCGTCTGGCTTGCCTAAAAAAAGCTCACCCGAGTCTAGATAAAGCGCCTTGGTAGCGCTGATTGTTTCGCCGGCTTGGTCGGTATTATCCGTATCTATTACGATATCTTCGGGGTTGCAGATGTATTGCCTTAGACAGAGATTGCCTTCGCTATCCCTAACGAGAAGTGCACTATTGCTGCCTGTTGCATAACTACTCATCTTTAGAACCCTTTCATAAATTCGATTTCTTCATCAGATAAGCCTGTTGGATCTTTCCATTCTCTAATGTCTGCAAAGAATTGAATTGTATATGTTCCATCATTTTCTTGAAACATATCTCCATAATTGTACTTCATAGCATTGAGAAGGTTGTTTGCCGTACATAGTCTTGTTATTTCTGCTCTTGAATCTGCATTGAAATGAACAGGCACTAAATATAAATTGGCTCCGAATCCCATACTTACCTTTTAAAAGGGGGTCCGAAGACCCCCTGGAGAATTACATGAACAACAATCAAGCTATTAAGCTGGATCGTATACGTAGATTCTTGGATTAGAAGCAGCAGTCGCCTCAGTACCGTAAAGGTGAGTGAGGGCATAGTCTGTTCTTTGGTTAAGAACTTGTAGCTGCTCTTCGAAGCTCATAGCTCTTTGACGTGCGAAAGCAACAGCTTCCATACCTAGAGCTAAAAACCCGTCATCGGGAAGCGAAGCAGAGCTAGACTCAAATACTTCAAAACCATAGAGAGAAACTACAGAAGCTCTACGAATAGGCTCTGCAGCGCCAAACTCATTGGCTCTAATAACGTTGTTATTTGCTAGTACTAGATCGTACATAAAACCAGGAGAAGCAGCGATAGCTCTTCCCATTTTAGGTACATTTGCAAGGTCGAAAGCTTTACCAGCTCCTCTGATTGCATCTAGACCGTCAACGGCAGCAGTAACATCAGTAGTCCCAGCGTTAGCAATTGCTTCAGCAAATACTGCGTCGTCAATTTCATAAGCTAGAGATCTAACACCGTTCTCAATAGTTCTTTGAACTAGAGCGATTTTAGACTGAAGCTCACCACGCTTAGTAACAGCAAATGGAATAGACTTATGACGATCAAGAAGAAGTTGAGCAGCAGAAGGAGTGATAGTTTGAGGTGTCATAGCAGCCCCTGATTCATCAACATCCTGAACAGCAAGCTCAGCAAGCTCGATCATGTCAAGTCTGTCCATCCCTGGACGTACTTCGTTGGTTCTATCCCAAACACCTGGCATGTTTAGGGATACAGATTCTTGGATAAGTGTTCTTGTAGTAAGAGCAGATACTACTTTCTCAATAGTACTTGCTACGTCTGATACGCCTGTAGTGGCCATAATAAACTCCTTTTTATTTTAACAGTTCGCTTAATGCGGTAGTCAAAACGGAGTTCGGATCTTCGTTAATGAGTTCCTCTTCCGTCTTTGTGGGTACAGATTGAGGGCGTCCAGATTCCATGCCTGGGATATCAGATTTAAATAGACCGGGGTTTGATTTCCTTAAGTCATTGATGCCTTCATCAACTCCTCTCCATGCCCCAGCTTCTCTGTCGTATCCTAGCATGTCTTTCTTTTTAAGTTTCAAGGCGGCTAAAACCAAGTCAACATCCTCCGCATCCTTTGCGTTCTTTGCGACTTCATACTTTAAAGTGCTTTCAAGTTCCGAGCGTTTTCCACTCTTCACATCTTCTTCAAGAGTTTGAACTTTTTGCATGGCCTTTTCATAAAGACCTTTAAAGTCGTTGGTCTCTCGCATCTGCTCATTCTGATTCTCTTCGATTTCAGTTTTAAGCCCTTGATACTTTCCTTTCCATGACTTTGACTCATCAAGCAATCTTTGGTTGGATGATTCTAATCTCTCCATTCTTGCTTGTAACTCAGTCACGTCAATCTGTGGTTTTTCCCCTTCGGGCTTAGCTTCGTGCTGTTCAGCAGTTTGCTCTGACATAAATTGCTCCTTGGCGTTCGCCTTTTAATGTCTGTTCAGACGGTAGGATTATTAAAATTCTCATGCATTATGCATAAGTTGTAAACTAGCTTCCAAATGCTCGCTTCAATATTCTTCTAATTAATAGATTAATATTAGACTTAAATGTTTCGCCTTTTGTTGGATCTGGCAATAGTCTTCTAATCACTTTCGATCTTCCCGCACCCAGTTTGTCGTGAAATACAGCAATAGGAGATGCGAAGCTAATAGAAACTGATTTTCCTCTATTTACACCTTTCACGCTAAGGCTATTAAGCATATCTCCTGTTACATACATGTTTACCGGAGTTCTACTGCCATCTTTCTCTCTATCTGCATATTGCTCTGAATATTGCTTGAATCGCTTCCCTTTAACAGGTGATTGCCCAGATAGGATTGTGCTGTTTATCTCATCAACAATCTGATCTTGATTACGGGTCATGGCCTGAACAACCTTCTTTTGAGATTGCTTGTTAAGACTCTTGATAACATTTGCTTGATTAGAAACCTTTACTTTAGCCATTTAGGATATCCAGTAGATCCTCTCCTGTGAGGACTGTCTCGACTAGGTTATTCTCAATCTCTTGTCTCTGCTCAGCATCTTCTCTTATAGCATCGATTGCTTCATCCACCCTATCCATAATCTCTTTCTTAAATCGCTTGTTAGGAGAAGCGATAAATTCTCTTTTAGGAAGAGTATCTCCAGTATTGTGATTGAACGCTTTAAACCTTTCAACTTCTGGTGCATCAGAGAATATTCCTACATCAATATGATCTGAATCAAGCTCCTCGAAAGTGATTTGAGCTCTCATGTCTCCGAATTCAAATAAGCTAGAAGGTTGCCCATCTTTCTTATTTCGCTTAAATTGACCGCGCTCTACAGGTGAATCGTGTCTATCAAGGATTTGATTTATGCCCTCAACTATTATGTTGCCAGCTTCTGTCTTAGCTCTCCTCTTCTCCTCCGGATTCAAGCCTTTCAAGTTCAGTTTCACTCTCTTCGTTGATTCCGACGTGCTGATTGCCATTCATTCCTCCTAGAAATGATTGCGCCTTGGCCATCTTACTCGCTTCGATTCTTTCTAGCTTTTCCTTGGCTTCTTCTTCGCTTAGGTTAGGGTCCATCTTGATAAACTTTTCCCATTCTTCAATAAGCCCTAGGTCAAGCATTTTTTGGATATTTTCTAAAGTCTCTCTGTCTGACACCATGACCTTAGGTTTGGGAAATACAATTTGCAGCTCATCTTCTTCGCTAAACAATCTTGTACCAAGAAGCTTGTCCCACGCTTTGATAATTTCAAACATCTTTTTTTCTGTTTTAGTATAATACTGCTGATTGCGCTCAATAGCTTTCATTACACTTGCTGACCCAATAGCTTTGGCGATACCTGATTCAGGAGACGATCCGTCTAGTGACATGTCAGTATTCTCAATTCCATGCTCTTTAAGAACCTGCTTGAGATAAG